AAGAAGTTGATTGATTTGGGAGAATCACCACCTGAGTTATTTTTTGAGATATTGAAAGCGTACCAAGAGGCACCAGAAGGTGACCGAAGCAAACTACTAAATTATTTTACACAGAAGAGGTTGCGTAACCTCGTTGAATCGATAGGAGAATTCTAATGGCGATAGACACATATACACGCAGTTTTGCAGAGATTTTGACACAGGTTTCTAAGACTAAAAGCAAGAAGGAAAAGGTAAGTTTTCTGAGGCAGTACCAGACAGATGCACTTCGCATGATCTGCAAGGCATCCTTTGATCCTAAAATTGAATGGGTGCTACCGGAAGGTGATGTACCATACACGGTGAATGATGCTCCAGAAGGAACAGAACATACCCTGCTGCAGCAAGAGGTCCGCCGACTGTATCACTTCATCAAGGGTGGTAATCCTGCCCTAAATCAGAACAAACGTGAAATGATGTTTGTCCAGATGCTTGAGGGTCTTCATGCAGATGAGGCAGAACTATTGATCGCTGCAAAGGACAAGACCCTGCATCGTAAGTACAAGGGTCTATCGGATAACGTGGTCAAGGAAGCATTTGATTGGGATGATGATTATATCCGAATCGAACAGGCACAATATCCTCAGTCTAAAGGACTCGCCAATGGCTAACTTTTTTTGAGAATCCTTTAGAATCAATGACTTAGCGTGTACGATTTTTGTTGACAAACTCTGTTATATGGTCTATACTAAGGTATAAACTAAGGAAACAAAGGAAAAGACATGAACAACGAAATGACCACCCTGATTGAGAACATCAAAGAAGATTACCTTAACTGGACCACACGGTGTGCAAACAGTGCTGGTCGAGGTGGACTCAGCGACACCAATAAGGAGATGATCGCAAGATTCAACGAGAAAATCACCTACAAGCCGGGTTCCAAATACATCAAGGTATTTACCGAAGGTGGTAGCGTTTGGGGTTTTGTTGTCAACACTGACAAGGACAAGAAGTTCAAGAAGGGTGACATTCTGAAAGCCGCTGGTTATGCTGCTCCTGCTCGGAACAAAGCACGGGGAAACATCGTTGAGGGTGGTTACACCATCAACTGGACTGGCCCCCTTTACCTCTAGGAGATTGATTATGAAGAAGATTGCAACAATCGCTATTGAAACCATGTTTATGTTAACCCTATTTGCGGCAGGGTGGTTTGCCCTCGTCGTACTTTAGGGATTGAGATATGAACTACGTCAATGTCATAGGTTCCACGAAGAAGAAACGGGCTCTCGCTGAGAGTGCGGTTACTTTCTGTATCAGTGAGTTGATGCCTCGTATGCGAACCCTTGAGGTTGAGTTGAACTTGAAAAATCTCAAGACTGAGGGAGTTTGTGGTTGGTGTTACGAAGGTGACGGCAATCGTGACTTCTACATTGATGTTGATAAGAACCTTGATGATGAAGAACTGGTTGAGACTGTGTGCCATGAGATGGTACATGTCTGGCAGGGTGCTACTCGCAAGATGAAAGACCTGACTTGTGGTCGTAAGATGTACATGGGTAAGGTCTATGATGATACTACTGCATACAGTGATGAGCCTTGGGAGATTGAGGCATATGCGATGCAGGGTGAACTATTGGAAAAATTTAAAGAGGAATATGTGATATGAGTAAGATGAATAATTGGATGATGGCCATCGAAGATTTCTGTAATGGATACGATTATGGTGAGGGAGTTTCTGACTTCATTGCTGATGAGATTGTTGAGGATGCTGAAATGTATTTTAAATCTACCGAAGCAGCAAAGTATGCTCGTCGGTATATCACTACACAAATGGGTGAGATGTGAGCGGTATTGAAGCGTTTCAGCAACTTGGTGAAGCAGCAATAATTGGGTTGTTACTTTCTGTACCGCAACCAAACATACCTGATAGGTCATCTGAGTGTCTTGCACTCAACATGTATCATGAGGCAAGGGGTCAGGGTATCGCAGGGGAACTTGCGGTTACTGCTGTCGTATTGAACCGTGTTAATGATAAGAGATATCCTAATACCATCTGTGAGGTGGTAGAACAGGGGCCCACACGCGCATCATGGCAAGACCCCAAAGTGAGATACCCTATTAAACATAGGTGTCAGTTTAGCTGGTTCTGTGATGGTAAGAGTGATACACCCCGTAACAAAAAGATATATAATAGGATGTATAATCTTGCAGACGCAATTCTGGGTAATGAGATTTCCTTCCTAGATATCACTGGTGGTGCAACGCATTACCATGCTGACTATGTATCACCCGCATGGGCAAAGACAAAAACTAAGACTGTAGAGATACAGGATCATATTTTTTATCGATGGGAAAAATGAGTCACTTTAGATTTATTGAAAGAGACATTGACGTAAGTTCTATTCTTGCTGATATTAAGGATGAGGATTGGGATGTAGCAGGATCACTAAAGGGTGCTGCTGGAGATACGAAACCGTATGGATTTCTACCTCTCACAATGGCAGCAGTGAAGAACGCTGATGATGATCCTAAGAAGACTGAGTTACAACAGAACACTCCTATGTACTACCGTTATCCCGGCATTAGGAAATGGTTGAAGACTTACAAACTACATCGACATTCCCGTGCTGCGTTCTTTAGGTTACGGCCGGGTGAGACATTGGGACGACACATTGATGAAGGTGACTATTACCTAACACGGGATAGGTATCACCTATCACTACTGGGTACTTATCTGTATACAGTTGAGGATGAATCGCACCAGATAGAACCCGGCACATTTTTTTGGTTCGACAATAAGAGAGTTCATGAATCGTATAACAATGGCGATATTGATCGTCTGACTTTTGTTTGGGATGTTCCCAAGGGTAGAAGGAATCCGTAATGGCAGAGGTAATATCACTAACGGACTTGATTGAGACTAGGCTTAAGAAACAACAAGAGATAGAATATTATCAACAGTCATTGAAAAGATTGACAAAGAAGATTGGTGAGTTGAATACGGAAGTCAGTATCACCACGATAATTATTGACATGATTGAGTCCGAAAGGGTCTTGACAATTGATGAAAAACAAGGTAAGATGTTACTATTAGATGAGACAAGGAAAGAAGAATGAGCGCTGTTATGGATACGATTGAGGAAATGCAATGAATATTTTCTACCTAGACCGTGACCCTAAGATTGCTGCACAGATGATGTGTGACAAGCATGTGGTCAAGATGATACTGGAGAGCGCACAGATGCTCTCCACTACACATCGTGTTCTTGACGGGGATGAGATTGCAGACTCCAAAGGTTTGTACAAGATGGCTCATAAGAACCATCCAAGTACTATTTGGGTGAGAACTAATTCATCAAATTATGATTGGTTATGGCAACACATGGATGCTATGATGAAAGAGTATACCTATCGTTATGGTAAACACCATGCGACAGAACGGCTGACACACTATCTTTGGGAACATCCTAAGAATATTACTCACGGTGATTTCAGTGATCCACCTCAATGTATGCCTGAAGAGTGCAAAGATGAGGACACAGTGCTTGCTTATCAGAAATACTATATAGAAGAGAAGTCATACTTTGCAAAGTGGAAATGCAGAGATATACCGGGGTGGTTTAATGCATCGAGAGAGTTATCAGAATTACATGGCTCGGCGAATGCTTGAGGACAAAATAATTACACCTCGACCCGGTACAAGACCCGGATTGACCAGTATAGAACGAAATTTATATCAACGAATAGAAGAACTGGAACGTAAGGTGGCAATGCTCGGTAGTCATCCTAAACAATTGGAGTTAGATTTATAATGCCAACATATACATTTTATGATAGCAAGACAAAAAAAGAATGGGATGATATGATGCCCAATTCGGAACGTGAAGAATACCTAATTAATAACCCACATATTAGTCAAATCCCCGGCGGGTTTGCTACTGTTGGTGATCATCTTATGGGCGTTGGTCCAAAACAAGATAATGGTATGACAGAGAACCTTCAACGGATTGCTGAATCACATCCGGGCACTCCTATAGCAGATCGATATGCACCTAGTGCTTCAAAATCTGCTAAAGATATTAGAACACGACAGGTTTTGAAAAAACATGGTGTTATATAGTATAAATAGAATTGATGCTGCCGAGAAATCAAACTTCAGCACTGATGCACAGCGTCAATGGAAGCTGGGAAGTCACTCCGGCAATGCATCAGAGGGGGGTTCGCCCCCCTCTCCCTACTTTTTAAGGATATATAATGGCAAGCGCTAAGAAGAACAAAGAGATCAATCACAACAATCTGGTAGCGATTAAACCCATCACTGATAATCAGACGGTGGTATTTGATTCGTTCAAGAAGGGTAAGAACCAATTTCTATTTGGTGCTGCGGGTACAGGTAAGACGTTTAGTGCGTTGTTCCTTGCAATGCAAGCAGTCATGGATTTGAAGAGTAAGTACGAGAAGGTAATTCTGGTTCGCTCTCTTATTCCCACACGGGAGATTGGTTTCCTGCCGGGTGATGAGGAAGACAAGGCTGCACTCTATCAGGTGCCATATCAGAACATGGTACAGTTCATGTTCGAACAACCCAATGAACAGGCATTCAATAATTTATATGATCGCCTCAAAGGACAGGGTACACTCCACTTCCTATCAACTTCTTTTCTAAGGGGGTTGACATTTGATAACGCAATCATTATAGTGGATGAATGTCAGAATATGAATTTTCATGAGCTGGATACTATTGTCACCCGTGTCGGTCAGGACTCAAAGATTATGTTCTGTGGTGACTTTGATCAATCTGATTTACAAAGGACAAATGAAAAAAATGGATTACATGACTTCCTCAGAATTCTTGAGGAGATGGATGAGTTTAACTGTACTGAGTTTACTATCGGTGATATTGTCCGTAGTGGCTTCGTTCGTAGTTATCTCATTAATAAGATTAAGCTTGGGATAGGAATGGAATAATGGATTTACAAATACTAAGAGAACAACTAGAAATCGATGAGGGTGTGAAATATGAGGTATATAATGACCATCTTGGTTATGCTACTTTTGGCGTGGGCCATTTGGTCCTTG